CTTCGTAGCCAACATCCCGAATTTTGTGCAGGTTGCGGAAGAGCGGATCTACAACTCTGTCCAGATCCCTGCGCTTCGCAAGAACGTGACTGGCACGATGACGTCGGGTCAGCAGTATCTTTCGCTGCCGAGTGATTGGCTGTCCACGTTCTCGATGGCGGTCATCACGCCCGTCACCAACGAGTACGACTACCTGCTGAACAAGGACGTCAACTTCATCCGTGCTGCTTACCCGCCGCCGGGGACTCAGGGCAAGCCCAAGTACTACGCGATCTGGGATGACGGCAGCATGCTGCTTGGGCCTACGCCTGACGCGAACTACTCGGTGGAACTGCACTACTATTACTACCCGCAGTCGATCGTGACGGCAGGCACGACTTGGATCGGGGACAACTTCGAGCAGACGCTGTTGTACGGATCGCTGCGCGAAGCGTATACGTTCCTGAAGGGCGAGGCTGATATGATCAACAACTACGAAGCCAAGTATCAGGAAGGCATCGCGCAGTTGAAGCGCCTTGGTGACGGTCTCAACCGTCAGGATGCTTACCGTTCTGGCCAGACAAGGGTACCTGTTGCATGAACGGACTAGGCGAGATCGGAACGGTCAAGGTCTTCACCACGGTCGATCGGGGTTTCACTCCTGAAGAGATCGCGGAACGCGCCCTCGACAAGATCATTTACGTGGGTGAGCGGAGCCACCCTTTGCTTCTGGAGCAGGCCAAGGCCTTCCGGGAGCAGATTCGCACCGTATTGGTCCATTACCTTGCGGAAGCGCAGCAGAACGAGCGGATCACTCTCGCTGCCAAACTTCGCGCTGCCGGACACCACAACACCGCTGACATCCTCGGAGAACTCTGATGCCTATCACCCAAGCAATGGCGACCTCTTTCAAGGTCGATATCCTCAACGGTATCCACGCTTTCGGCACCACGGTCACCCGTGGTAGCACGGCGGCTGACACCTTCAAGATCGCCCTCTATACCTCGTCGGCCAACCTCGATGCGACGACCACGACGTACAGCACCACCAACGAGGTGGCTTCTGGTGGTGGCTACACCACGGGTGGCAACACGCTGACTACGGTGGCCCCGACCTCGTCGGGCACGACGGCGTTCCTCGACTTCAACGACACGACATGGTCCACCTCGACCATCACGGCAAACGGTGCGCTCATCTACAACAGCACTCAGTCGAACAAGGCTGTGGCTGTGTTGGCGTTTGGTGGTGACAAGTCGTCTTCGGGCGGCAACTTCACCATCCAGTTCCCGACTGCGGACGCGACGAACGCTATCATCCGGATTGCGTGATGCGCCAGCCAGCGATGGAATGGCGTCCGTCTCTTGGTTCGTGGCTGCTCCGTGTGGAGTCGCCCGTGCCGGAGTGGGCAGTCAAGCGGTGTGTTGAGTTCATGCTCAAGGTTCAGGCTGCTCGTCGTCTGGGACTCAACCCCGGCGATACGCGGGACGACCTCGATGCGAGCGTGAAGGCTCTCAATGAGGGCAAGGTACAGCAGTGGGCTGCTGGTCCGCAGATGGACGGCAGCGGTGACATCGAAATATTCCGAGCCACCAAAGGCACGAACAAGATCATCATAGGAGTCTGACAAATGGCTGCGACTTGGAGAGCAACTGGCGGCGCTATCGCCTACGCGTCGAGCAAAGATATGCTCAACGTGTTCAACGGCACCGGCTCAACGCGCATCATCCGCGTGTATCGGTGCTACTGGTTCAACAACGGCACGACGGCGGTGACGGGTGTGCTGACGACTGCGCAGGTGCGCCGCATCACTGCGGCGTCTGGCGGCACTGCGGTGACCCCGGTCAAGCATGACACCGACAGCAGCGCCCTCAATGCGAACACGACCTGCGGCACCAACCAGACCACGACCGGCTCGGATATCTTCCGGCGCTTCCTCTTCGTCAACGAGGAACCCATCGTCGGTGGTACCACTCAGGCGAACTGGCTCACGCTGGTCCCGTTCGCGGAGATCTGGAACGCCGGATACGGCGACACCAACGTGGAGCCTGTGACCTGCCGCGCTACGCAGGGCCTTCAGTTGTTCCATTCCGGTTCCTCTGCGGTCGGTACGGCTGACCTTGAAATCGAGTTCACCGACGCGGGAACCTGATTCATGCCTTCATTGCGCCACAAGACCTGCGGCCATGAGTGGGTGGTGGAGCAGGAGTTGGCAGACCGTGTTCAGCAAGATGTGAACGGCGGGGTCGGCGGGTACTCCCCGCCGATCACCTGTCCTTCTTGCAAGGTTCAAGGTCGATATGTCCGTTTCGAGGTCGTGATGGAGATTCCGCCCGATGCCTGAAACGTACTACCTGCGGATGAATGCGGTGGACGTGCGTCCGCTTGAGGACGCGCTGCTCGCCATCCAGAACACGGCAACGGACGCTAGAGCGTATTTCGAGGTGGTGTCGCTGCGCGTGTCGCCCGCTGCGCCGTCGTCTGGGTTCTCGTCAGGTGCGACTGCAACGGGCCGCTCTGGCCTGTTCGGCTTGTATCGCGTGAGCGCCGTGACGGGCGGCGATACGGTCACGCCGATCAGGATGGATACGGCAGACTCCGCGCTGCCTTCGCAGGTGACGGTGGTCAACAACCCGAACAGCGTGACCACGACGGCGCTGTTCCGACGCATCAACGACACGCCGAACTTTTCGACGCAGACGGCGACAGGCTTGGGCAGTCGCACCTATGGCGGTAGCATGGTCACGCATCAGAAGTCACACTACGCTGATGTCTGGCGCGGCGGTGAGAGCGTGGATGTCGAACCCATCATCCTGCGGGCAGGTGAAGGCATCGCGCTCGTTCAAGAAGCGTTTGGTCTTCCACACTCCATGATTGTCTCTGCGGTAGTCACGAACACCGCTACGAATGCGACCTATGTCTGTCGCTCCACGGATGTCGGAACAGACCGCACGGTTGGCGGCGCTCTGTACGCGATTATGAACGGAAGCGGCTCGGGCGTTACGCTCGCGGTCAAATTGATGTTCTTGCCGATGGATGGCGAGGCCACCCTTACTCCACCGCTGCGTCTCTGCCGGATGGATGGCCTTGCGCTTGACGGAGATACGGTTACGCCCATCAGCGCCGATACCTCCAAGACCGCCCCGAGTAGTCTCAAGGTGACGAGCGGTCCGGCACAGATTCGACTGCCGGGTGAGTGGCAGTCGGACTACTACACCACGCATGGAAACGATTTCGTCGGCGCAGGCGCAGGCGTTGCGGCATGGCTGAGATATAACCTCAACGCTGCCGTCTTCAATCGCAAGACCTACACGCCCGTCTTTCCAGATGTTGGCATCAGCAACGCCATCGGTTTTCAGTCCTCCACGATGAACGATTCCCTGATGTTCGAGGCTGATTCCGGCTCGGGCATCATCATCAAGCCCGGTCAGGGCTTGGCTCTGGTATCTGGGCGAACCTCTGCAACGGGTGAATTCCCGCTTCTTGGGGCGTCGTCCACCTTCCACAACTACGACATCGAGGCGACGATCCTCTACTACCCGCCCCCGGCTGGCGGTGGCAACACCTACTCTCGTTCTCGTGTCGTGAACAGGTAACCAATTATGCTGCTTCAAAGTACCGCTCGGGACCTGATGGTGTTTATGACCGACTCGTCTGACCATGTGACGGGCAAGACTGGTGCGACCCTGACCATCACGCTCTCCAAGAACGGAGCGGCGTTCGCCTCTATTACTCCGACTGTCACCGAGCGCGGTGATGGCTGGTACAGCCTTGCCCTGACTGCGACCCACACCAACACCATCGGTGACTTCGTCCTTCACGTCACTGCGAGCGGCGCGGACCCTACTGATCTTCGTGAGGAGGTTGTTGCGGCAGTGCCTGATGTCAACGTCTCCAAGATGAACACTGCGACCCTGTACGGTAGCGGCGCGTCTGGAGACCTCTGGCGCGGAACGCCGTGAGTTCTTTCTCGACGTCGGCGTTTTCGACGTCGGCGTTCTCAACTTCGGCATTCGACATACAGGCCGGGACGGTCACTGTCTCGGTCACCGGGGTATCGGCTACCGGGTCGCTTGGTAATGAGACTGTCCTTACGGACATGGTGTTTGCGGTCACCGGGGTCTCGGCTACCGGGTCGATCGGCACCGTCACCGTCCAGACGGGCACCACGTTCGCGGTCACCGGGGTCTCGGCTACCGGAGCGGTTGGCTCTGTAACCGTCCAGACAGGTACCACGTTCGCGGTCACCGGGGTCTCGGCCACCGGAGCGGTAGGCAACGAGACTGTCTTCACGGACATGGTCTTCTCCGTCACCGGGGTCTCGGCCACCGGAGCGGTTGGCACTGCGACTGTCGCGGCTGATACGGTCTTCTCGGTCACGGGCGTGGTCGGCACCTCCGCCCTTGGTACGGTCACGGTCATCTCTGCTGACGTCCTTGTGCTGGTCACGGGGGTCGCTGGTACAACCGGGCTTGGTACGGTCACAGTCACCTTCCCGGTCACGGTAGCGGTCTCGGGGGTCGCTGGTACAACCGGGCTTGGTACGGTCACGGTCGATATAGCCAACATCGTCCCGGTTACCGGGGTCTCGGCGGTTGGACAGGTCGGCACGGTTGGCGTGGTCTTTGATGCCGTCATCATCCCGATCGGGTTGCAGGCGACCGGGTACGTCGGTAAAGTAGACCTCTGGGACATCATCAATACGGCGCAAAACGCCAACTGGTCTGGGATCAACACATCTCAGACTGCAAACTGGACGGACATACCCACTACACAGAACCCGAACTGGACCGAGATCGCGGCGTGAGGACATAGCGGATGGCGAGTACATATTCACCGAACCTTGCGCTAGAACTCATCGGCAACGAAGACCAGCCGGGCGCGTGGGGCGACACCACCAACTACAACCTCGGTACTCTGATCGAGCAAGCGATCGCCGGGTACACCCAGCAGGCGGTCACGACGGGACTCACCACGACCCTGACGATGCCGAACGGCACTACGGCGGTCGCCCGTAACATGTTCATCGAGTTGACCGGGACGGGTGGGCTGAACACCAACCTCGTCGTACCGTCCAACCAGAAACTCTACTTCATCTACAACAACACTACGGGTGCCGTCACCGTCAAGGTCTCGGGGCAGACGGGCGTGACCGTCCCGGCTACCAAGAAGATGTTGCTGGTCTGCGACGGCACGGACATCGTCCCTGCGGTCAACCACTTTGTTTCGGTCACTTCAGACACCAGCAGCGTTGATACGCTGAACGTGACTGGGAACGCGACGGTTGCGGGCGATGCCACTATCGACGGTGATACGACGTTTTCCGCGCTTACCGCTAATCTGTTCCTTGCGCTCAACGGCAGCAAGCAGTTGTCTTCGGCTACGTTGGCTACTTCGCGTGGTGCTTCGTGGCAGACCACCCTTGGCGGGCAGATCACAGCCCCTGTCAGTGAGACCATCGAGATCGCCTCCAAGAGCCAGATCACCTCGATCGTCATCCTTACAGAAGCAGCGCAAGGTTCTTGTGTCATTGACTTGTGGAAAACAGCAAAGCCGACCATCCCCTCAGCAGGTAACAGCATTTGCGGAACCAACAAGCCGACTATCACGAACGGCACGACGCTTTTCAGTACTAACT